CCGGAATCTCATTCTTCCAGTCCAGTTTGAGAATGGTAGTGCAGCTGCACCGCAAGCTGGTAAATGAATAGTATTTCCACCTCCTGAAGTAGTCCAAACTACTGGACTAACATAACTTTGAAACAGACAAACATCAGAAGCATCACCCCTCTGCCAATTAAATTTGGTATAATAAGATTCTCTCTGTGCAATATTACGTAATAATAAAGGGTCATTAGGTGATAAACCTGCGATCCTAGGATCTATTGACAACTCTTGTTTTTCATCTAAGGACAATTTAGGTACTGTGTCAGGAACATTACCGAGAGCTAATGATCCTGTTGGAGTAGGTCTAAATTTATCCACGGAACTCATAGCTGGACGAGAATAACCCAATAACTTAGCACCAGCAGCTACTCCAGAAGCAACTTTTGATGCAGCCATAGCATATGGACCAATGACAGGTACATTTGATAATGCTTTACCCATCTTAGCCAAATTTGTGGCAGGACCAGAAACAATACCTTGTTTATTTGCAGTATCAACTTCATCCTCTTTACCAGATTGAGGTGTAAGTTGGTATGCATTAACAGTTGTAGGTACTGCAAGAGTAATATCTTCACACCATGCTAATACTGTAATAGTAACACCATCATTAGCACTCTGAGCGTGTTTTAAGTTACTAAAATCTCTGAAAAATAACGTGCCAAGATTAGCAGTATTATCCAATGTATTGGTAATATCAACAAAATCTTGATGCCAAAAGAAAGGTAACGTCATTTCACCACCAGTAGAAGTTGTAGGATCTATAAACACCTTAGGCAACTGAGATGTTTGAGTCAAGTCTTGTGGGACTAACGCTGCATGAGTAGACAGTTGATCATAATCATACAATGGATGATAAGCAGCCATAGCTCTTCCAAAGAAAAATCCATTACCATTAACCATTACTTTAATCCGTAGCGTTGCTTTTAACAAATTAAAATTTGATATACGATTGGCAACTCTAGGGTTAGTGAAATAAGCAAAGAAAGGAGCAACTTCTGCGGCAAGAGCAGAACCAGTACCCCACTCAGTTTGGAAAATCTTAACAGGTCTTTTGAAAAATTCTTCAAAAGAAGCTTTATCATCCTCATGAGTATTTCTAGTAGGATCACTATAGTGTCCATGGTCTACCATATAATTAGTCTCTCCTTCTTGAAATCCAACACCAACTTCATTAGGTGTCAAAACTTCTTTAATTTCACTTTCAGTTCCGGATTGGCATTCATATTGAGGTAAACCTTCTAACTGTTTAATGATTTGATCTACAATTTCATCACTAGGGTAATGGTACATACCATCTCCATTATATCCAAACAATGACTCCACACTGTTTGAACACCCATGGATGGGCTGATCTGTTGTTGTAAGTTCCGGAATACTGATCAATTTATTCCGATTCTTATTTTTAAGTAATTTATAAAAACATTTGCAAAGTCAATTTTAAAATTGCTGGATGACTCAGTCCAACAAAGTTTTGTTTAGCAAGGCTGGCAAAACCATATCTTAAATAAGATATTACACCAACATCACAAAGCCTAAACAATAACTGCTAAATATTGCTTGGTATCCATATATGATGCTCTCTATTTAACTGTACTCACGAACCCCATCGAGAAAACGGGGCATTCACAAATATGGTGAAAAGCATAGAAAAGTTTAAAGACGTTCCCAGGTCAGAGGATTTTAAGAAATATGTTGTTTCTTCCAATTCTCTACACGATCCATATAAGATAGGTCTAGTTCGGTACACAAATGAGTTATGCCAGCTTTACTGGCTACATCTTTCATTTGCCTCCGCCTATGTTCATACAAAGAGGGACCATGATTAAACCATTCTCTTAAAGCTCCATCTATATTTATTGCACAAGCATATTCTTCTGTATGTTCACAACCTTTTGGTCGTAAATAACAATGTAAAGACTTAAATATAGACTTATCTTTAAGAGCACCAATATAAGCACCCAAGTCAGAGTGATAAACACTAGATCTTTTTAAAAACTCAAATTCTTCCAATGGAAGAAATTTAGTGATTTCACTCGTCTTATTTGGCATAGTATAAATTTGTCCATGTTTTTCCAAAAATGAAGATATTGACATAATATTAAAATCTGCAGTTTCTGGACTAACACTACCAATATTATCATCACCATATGTCATAACAGATACATAACTGCGAAAATCATAATTGGGATATAAGTCTAAAAAGCACATACGTAAATTAAGTGCACCAACAATACCATTTATTATTACTGTTAAAGAA